CAAAGGGAGAGCAAGACCGGGGTTGCGGCAGAACCAGAACTGGAGAGGAATATAGAGAGTGTACTCAGGGGCACACTTGAGGACCTCGGAGGTTTCGTTAGGCTCGCCAGAGGAGCAGTCGTTGTCGCAGTCCTCGCCACCCTGGGTTAGAAGGTTAACTAGCTGAGGTACATTGCCAACCATCTCGGCGTATCCAGCCTGCTTTCCAGGCTCCTGGGTGAGCTCATTCCAGATCTGGAGCCAGTCACCGTAGTGCTTGTCGATCTTCTGTCCGCCAATCTCAAGCTCTACGTTTGCGATTAGGTTGTGACCGACCCAGTTGAGCCAGCGGAACTGGGCTCCAGAGCCGTCAGAGGCCTGGAGAACTACCGCGGGGAGGGTAGCCTGGAGGTAGATGCGGTGAATCAAATCTCCGTTACGGGAGATAGTGCATGTTACCTTCTTGCCGAAGTTGGCAGAGCCGTTGAAGGTCTGCTCAATCGCCTCCATGGCGAAGTTGGTGTGACGCCTGTAGACTACCTTGAAGAAGGTAATCTGAGGGTTTCCTGTTAAGTAAATATCCTGTGCACCGTAAGCTACAAGCTGCATTAGACCACCGCCACCCATGTTGTTTGTTTATAACTCACACTGAGAAAAAATTCCGGGAGAAAAATAATTTACGCACGCGGATAATTTTTAGAAAATAGCATCGCACCTAAACATTTCAAGTTAGAAGATTATATACGTATGTCATCATTCTCATTGAATGAGCTTTTAATACCAATTTCTTCAATAGAACAGAATCAAGAACAGGAAAAATTAACAACACTAGAAGGATTTCATATGGATAAGATACGTAAATTTAAAGACCAAAAGGAATCGTTGCCACTTTTAAAGCAAGAATTGGAAGCGTTAATGAATAAACTTCAAAATTGGGTTCCTGAATTACGATTTACAGATGAACACAAAGAGGCTATTGAAATGGAATCGGAATTACGAAATAGAATTTCGGACATAGAAAATGACAAAGACCTCATGAATTATTTTTTGAACGTTGGTGACATATTATTTGGACATTATGATGCCCAGCAGAGAATTGCTGTTGGCGATAAGTCTATGCAGGGAGAACTTAATAAGCTCAGGACACCTGCAAATTCCGTGCTATCTTATTTTAAAACACCTAATTCATCCCCTTTGCCTTCTGCTGAACAAGATTCACCTAAAAGCCCAATAAATAGAAAGAAAGCTCCTGTTAAATCATTGAAAGCATCAAATATAGTAGCTGATGCAGAATTGGGCATGCGACGCGACAAAGCACTAGAAAAATATCTTTCAATTGTTGAACCGTCCGCTATTAAATCTGGAATAATGCCTGGTTCTGGGATTGAATCAGACTATGGATGCTGCCCAATTTGTGAAAATGAGATGCATTTTTCTCAGAATGAGGCGATGTTAGGTTGCAGGGAATGCGGCTATCAAGATTTTATTTTAATCGATTCCGAAAAGCCTTCTTATAAGGATCCTCCACGTGAAATCTCTTATTTCGCCTATAAAAAGATCAATCATCTTAATGAATGGTTGGCTCAGTTCCAGGCAAAAGAGACCACTGAGATACCTACTGAAATTTTTGAGCTGATACAGACTGAATTACGCAAGGAGCGTATCATTGATACGCTCAAACTAAAACCTTCTAAGCTACGTGAGATTCTCAAGAAACTGAAACTATCCAAATATTATGAGCATGTGGCTCATATAATGAATAGATTGAATGGTGTTCAAGCACCTGTTTTGTCGCGTGAAGTTGAGGATAAATTACGTTTTATGTTCAGGGAGATCCAACCCTCCTTTATTAAACATTGTCCTAAAGGACGTTCCAATTTCTTATCCTACTCATACGTGCTATATAAATTCTGTCAGCTTTTGGAGCTTGACGATTTTTTACCTTGCTTTCCTTTGTTAAAATCACGCGAAAAACTGTATATGCAGGATAAGATCTGGCAATGTATCTGTGACGATATGGGGTGGGAGTTCATTAAGTCAATATAATTTGCCCTGGTAATGCGTTGTATTATAATAATGATATCATAATATGGTATCGTTATTGCTATATATTCATTACAGCGCGATTGTTATTTTGCGTTCCTGAGGGTTTTACTATTATTTTTACGTCCGGTTCTACGCGTTTTCTTACCCCCTTTCTTTGCACTTAAAATATCGCTAATACATTCTTCATACGCTTCGCGCGATATAGAATTTATAAAGAATTTTTTAAGATCCATCTTAGGGACGCGAATGAATTTGATGTCGTGAAGCTCATTTTCGTAATCTGCATTTTTCTTTGTTAGGGTTTTATTATCGTGGATTGATTGATATTCTGAATCGGACAGCTCATATAAGTATAGAGCATATGGAGCTTTTCCCTTACTAAAAGTTTTTTTGGTTTCGACTAACCTTTTAATATCAAGTTTAACCGATGTTTCTTGTTCACATTCTCTTACAACGGTATCATTAATAGAGCCATCTTCGCTTGCTTCATATCCTCCCTTTGTAAAACCGTATCTGCCGACATTATCATCTCCAACACATCGGGGTTTAGCCGATATAAAACCAAGGGAACCCTTAGACATCTTTACATCACCGAAAGTTACACGTTTTATGAAACGGGGATTAAACGCTTCAAGCTCCTTGCACAGTTTACCAAACTTCTTTTTTGCTGCTTCAAGATCTACGGGATTATTGATGTCCCCTTTATATAAAAAAGCCTCCCTTACCTTTTTACCTTCAGAAGATTTAAAATCTGTAACATTGTGTGTTTCTGTAAGATATGTTGTTTCCTGTCCCATCAGAAAAATTGGACCAAGCCTATCCATATAATAAACTATAACCATTCCACCACTTGCCTCCTTTCCACTCATTGTTTTTCCGGACGACATCCTTACAGTACAGTGGGATTTTTCTTTCTACAGCTTGAAATATCTGACCCAGGGGTTAACTCTTCATACAGGCGCATAGCTTTTACAACGGCTTCATTAATACTATTTCCTGGCGGCGATCTATATTTATCAACTTCTTCTTCTGTCTTACACTGTTTTACGCAAACCGTATTATTGTTTGGACCGGTCCTAACTCCAACGTGCCACCGATTAGGTTCGTCGCATTTTGGATTATCGTTTGGTAAAAAAGGGTTCGCGTAGTAAATATCAGACCATCCATATTTTGCAAATGTCTTGTAAATTGAGTCCATTACCAAGATCTATGTTTCTCCACTTAAATAGCTTTTCCTTTAGAAAATAAATGACTAAAATTCTAGCGTTTGATATGGGAATCAGAAATCTGGCGTATTGTATTACAGACAATAGTGGTGCCGAATTTACTATATGCGAATGGGATAATTTTGACCTATTGGCTGGTAGTGATTCGCAGACGGCAAGTCGTTGTTTATGTGGCGGTCCACCTAGTTGGACCGATATTAGTGGTGCTATCTGGTGTAAAAAATGCGTAAAAGGTGGTAAAACTTTATTGAAAGGGTTGCCCGCCGGTATTCTTTTAAACACCAAATCCCTCAAGGAATTTGCACAGAAGGAAGGGTGGACAGTCCCCAAAAAACCAACCAAAGGGGTTTATATTGATTTGGTAAAACAGTACTATCTTTTACCTTTTGAAAAACCAAAAGGTACTATGAAAACTGATTTGAATATTTTGTTGATGGCAATTGACAGTTTTTTGGACACCCGTCTTTCTAAATTTTCTGAAGTCAGTTTGATTCGTATTGAAAATCAACCTGCTTTTGATGCGCCAACTATGAAGTCCGTTCAAATTATGCTTTTTACTTTACTAACTCACCGTTTACAAAAGACATATGATTGGAAAGGAAGAGTCGTATTTGTACATGCATCAAAAAAGACAGAGGAGGTACAAGCAGATGTTGATGAGGCGGGTGGTAACTATAAAGCCAGAAAAGATATGGCGGAACTGCTTGTTTTACAGAAAATGAAAGACGAAAAACATCATAACTGGTTGAGTTTTTTCAATTCTAAAAAGAAAAAATCCGATTTGGCAGACGCTCTTTTAATGTGTCTGCGTTTAGATAAATAAAATCACCTAAACCCCTACTGTAAAACAAACAGAATAGTATGACCAGCCCCGGATTACAACTTTCTGATTTGAGAAACTTCGCAGCAAATATGGCAAATATTGATGACATTATTAGTCTTGATGTGTCAGATATAGGCACTTCCAATTCTGACATGCGAAACCTTGACAGGGACTTGTTGGCAAATCAAAACAAGATTCCAAGCCCCGTTCAAGCCAAGCCCTACAGTCCATCCGGTAATACATTTAATATTAATAGCACTCCGTCTTCTCCTCCCAAGGCCTCCTTTATTTCTGATGGTATCGATTTCATTAATATTGAGGATACTCAAAAAACTGTGTCAGTCGAGCCCCCATCTGGTATCGGAGCTGACACAATTCGTATTAATAGATTTTCAGAGCCTCCTGCCCCTATTGAGATTGGAATGCCAATGAACTCGTTTGATTCAATCGGATCCGATAACACAACAGCCCCTGTTGTTTCTTCTGTTGAAAAGTTGTCTCCTGAACAGGAAGCTACTGAAAAGGCGGCGATTATCAATAAGATACGTCGTCTAGCTGCAAAGGGAATTGAGGGAAATCGTATGACTATGGCGGATTCTCTTGATTCGATCAAGACTGAGTACGCGCGCTTGGTAGACAGTCGTAATTTGGAATCTAGTATAAAATTCCAACGTAGCACGCTTCTTACATGTGTAACAGGTCTGGAATTCCTGAACCAAAAGTTTAATCCAATGGATGTAAATTTGGATGGTTGGTCAGAATCAGTTAATGAGAATCAGGAAGATTTTGATGAGATTTTTGAGGAGCTATACGATAAATATAAGGACCGTAGCAAGGTTGCTCCTGAAATTCGTCTTGTGATGACCCTTGGTATCAGTGCAGCAATGTGCCATGTAACCAACACATTCTTCAAATCGAAGATGCCAGGCATGGACGATATTTTGAAGCGCAATCCCGATTTAGCACGGCAGTTTGCACAGGCAGCAGCTACACAGGCAGTCGGACCTGGTTTTGCAAACTTTGTGGGATTGGGACAACAGCAGCAGCAGCAACAGCAGCCAATGGCTTTTACACAGAATAACAGTTCTGACAACTGGAATCCTGAAGAACGTGTTCCTACGCCTACTATTCAGACAGCAAGACGTGAAATGAAAGGTCCAACTGGCGTTGAAGATATTTTAAGACAGTTTGAGTCTGAGGATATGGGTGCATCTACAATTGGTTTCACTCCTCCTCCCTCCAGACAAGATTACGACGATAATCAAAGCATCTATACATCAACAACCATGAACGGATCTGAAGCCGGAAGAAAATCTGGTGCTCGTGGGGGAAAGCGTAAGGTCAACTCAGCTCCAGTAGGGGCTACTATTGACTTACGGGTTTAGTTTTCCACTTTGTTGTTATATTAATTAGAAAAACTCAAGTAAGTTCTAACTAATATATTTATCTTGTCTAAGCTACAGGTTTATCTTCCTTTTTCTCCGTATTTTGAATTATTTTGATATTTTCATCATAATTTTTGTCCTTCTCTTCGTCCTTCTTTCTCCAGTGTGGAACTAGGCACATTATATGATTTTCATTTGCAAAGACCCAAATTACAGATAAGAATGCTAATGTGCTCCAAAAAGCAGCTGCTAAATTTCGTGTTGCTACAAACATAACACAGAATAATATAATAGGGCGTATAGCTTTATCCGCAAGAAAACTCTCCTGTTGTTTTGTAAGCTCCATTGTTAAAAATCTGCCACTTAAATTTAGAAAAAGATATGCTAAGGCGACCATATAAGGGTTTCCATTTAATGCAGAAACAATAGAAGTAATTATATCTACCTGTGGAACAAAGCCAGCTGTCAATGGGGGAGCTTGCTGAGTTAGTTCGGGTTTCATCGGAGAACCACCGACAATTTCAAACACAGATTGGCGATTTATCTTAGCCTTTTTTGGCATCTCCTAACTATTGTGGATGTTTTTTACAATTGAACTTCATATTTGAAACAAGTTGAATATCAGCAATCCAGAAGAAAATAACTAGAAATAACAATAGCGCCACGGGAACACTGTATGTAGATACAACTAGAAGAAGAATACCAAGTAATATACGGAAAAGTGGTTCGCGGGAATACTTACGGATATATTCATCATAGTGGCGCTCAAAGGGTAATGTCAAAAAAATAATAATCCAGCCAAGTAATATTATTGCACCTATTTCTATGAATTTGTGTCCAGTCATTTTTAACCCTACTTCTATTTCCTAATATAATAGCAATACTATTTGAAAATAAGATTATACGTTGATAGCGTTATTTTCAAATATAAACCGATTTTTAAGCCTGAATTGGATAAGTTGGCACTTCCTTCTCCTGAATGGCAATAGGCTTCTCTTTCAGAACCTTCTCAACAAACCATTTTTTATTATTTGTAACCCATTCTATTGCTCCAGCAGGTTGAAATGCTTCTGTGACTCCGGGACTTGTATTGACAGGTTTCTTTGTTATTTTTTTAGGCATAATTCTAAGCAAATTTACCAGGAAAAAAGCAACAGCAAAAGCTAAAACAATATGACGATATGCAGCAAGTCCTGCTGACAATAACATACCGATAATAAAAATAAGCGGATTTGTAAGAATCTTAATATATGATTCGGGTATCATTTCTATGGTTGACCCTCCTATGACAAGAATTGCTGAAACTATAAGATCAAAACTTAGTGGTGGTAGTAAGTTTATTGGTGGTGGTCCTGAACTCATTTTCCCTGAAAAAGCCAATGTTTATATTTTAGGAATTTTACAGCAACGGGTTCCTGTATTTTTCCATAATAGTGTGTTCATCTGATAATTCTGCAAAATTGTCGGTGCGTTTTTTGAAATCGTTTATAAATTTTTGACCCTTTTCTATGTGTGATTCAATGTACGTAAGTAGTTTTTTATATGCTTCTTCTGCTTCTTCGTCGGTTATCTGTTTGTTGATTACAGGCTGTGTCGGCTGGGTTTTAGGAAGATATACTAAATACCAAAAATTTAAGGATATCAAAAGGATCCCCAAAAACATAACTACACTTGGAACCCATACTGGAAGATCCATTTCTAATCTAGATTTATCTATATTTAAGATACCATTTAGTTAGTGCAGGTTGACGAATGATGATATATTTGTGTTATTTTATAGCGGTTAGCTTATGATTTGAAAACAATTAATAAAATAGGG